GCTTTGCTTCTCGTTCGCTTTTGGTTTTGGTATCGGCATCAATATAGTTTTTTAGTTTGTTTAAGTTTGTTTGTTTTACTTTATATCTCATAGTACCCACCCATTAAACGTTGTATCTGTGTCTGGGCTTATATCCTCGTTTGTGTTGCTTAAATACTCTGGAAATAAGTTATTGTTAAAACACAAATAGTCTACTAATCGTGTAGAATAATAGTTAGCATACTCCCTTGCCTTTGCTACTAAATAATCTACCTCGTTTTTGTCTACGTTCTGTGCTGTTTCTGAACTGTGCTTAAGTACAGATTTGTTTGTGATCGTATACGCTGCAAACGGTATATAGTTCATTTGAGCAAACCAAATAAGTGCAGGTTGTACATAAGTATTAACCAATGTTAAATAATCGCCACTTAAACTATCCGCAATTATATCTGCGCTAATCTTGTTGTATAAATCCGTACCTAACAAATTCTGAATATCTATTTGCTGCGATACCTTTACAAACTGTAACATCTTGTCTACATCTACCGACCCATCAATGATGGAGTTTTTCTTAAGGTCTGTTGTACTTATAAATAATGCTGTTGCCATTTTCTACTTTTTATAATTTGGGTGGTGTCCATTATTTGCCATATCTTTTGGTGCTGTTTTTGCATCTTTCCACCCTCTTGGTTTTCCTTTATAGGATTTTGGTATATCATCAACCTCAACATAATCTTTAATCTTGTCTGATTTTTCTATATACTTTCCATTTGTTTTTTTCTTTAATCTATAAAGTTGTTCAGCCCAATAATGCCCACAGTTCACACCGCCTTTAAATCGGAACAAATCGTACTTTTTACCCTTATGACCAAAACTCTCATTTACACCTTTATCAGAAGCTGCATCTATATCCTCAATCCTATAAACCATATTACGAGCCATAAGTGCTTTACAGAAAGTTCTTGTATTAGTACTGCTATATTTTTCCGCATATCTATAACGTACCTTATAATAGCTTTTGTCTAATACTGAAAAATCGCCCTTACCTTTTTTAAGGTTTGGTATTCTTTCTGCAAATTTCTGTAACAAACTTTTCTTTGGCTCTATTAATTCATTTGCCCAAGTTTCTATATCTGTATTATCTTCTGAATATTCTCTCTCATCTACTAACTCCCATTCTTCGTCTACTTCTTCGCCTTGTAAATTTTCTAAAATATAATCAGCTTCATTATCTGCTAATTCTTGACTAAGTTTCACACCTGTTTCTTCCTCTCGTGTTTCTTCGTCCACTACATTTTCTAAGTCCGTAAACTCTAATGGTTGTAACGTCTTAAAATATAGTTTTAAGCTAATATTATTATAAGCTAATATACTATCAAAGGCGTCTATTAAAAGTGTCTGAAACGGTCTAATAACGGTGTTATCCATTAAGATACTTGCGGTCTTTAGTTCGTCCGCATTATTTCCTAAACCGCTACTATCCTTAATACCTAAAAGCATAGGCGATACAACCCTATGTGCTACCATAATCTTTTTACCACTCTCATCGCTTAGGAATTGGTATTGGTTATGCGCCTCACTTAGTTGTATTGGCTCTATTGTTGCAGCACTCTCTGGGTTATCGTTAAACGCTAATATAAATTTACCTGCGTTACTACTTCCGCTAAACTTTTGGTATATTCTGTTTTCTAACATTTGGCGTTCCTCTGCATTAGGCGTACCATTGTTGAAATTGATAAGCATACTCGGTGCAAGTCCGTTAAGTATGTTGTTTAAGTGATAGTTAGATATTTCTTCTTCAAGTTCCGCATATTGCAACCCACCTTGATAGTCTGGACTTGAATAATACTTATACCCTGCTCTGTATGGCTTTACATAAACTATCTCAATAGCTTCTGTAGAATAACCAAAAGCAGGTATTCTTGTGCAGTCCTTTACGTTCTTTACTTTAGTCCAATCATCAGAATAGTAATACGCTTCTATTTCGCCTTTTTCGTTGCATTTCTCGGCTCTTAAATTCTCTACAGGGATATGTTCTACCCTTGCTACAGTCTTGCGGTCTTTTGAGTATATAACTTGCATTGAGCATTGCCCCATAAGTTTAAGATCATAACACAATTTGCGCACACAATCCTTGTGAAATAAAGTCATCATTTTAGCATACGCCTCTGGCTTTTTACTGCTATCTAAAGCACTTAAACCTTTGCCATATATCATCTCACTAATACCGTTTATAATAGCGTTATTTGTTGGGCTACCATTGTAACGGTCTATTAGATAACTAAAATAATTGTTATCAGTACCATACGCTACCCATTCCTTGTTTGATTTTTCTACAATCTCTGGGCTTGTATAGGTGCTTAAATTAACTACTCTTAAATCATTCATAATATAATGTAATCGTTATCAAAACTATCTTCTTGTACATACTCGCCGTTATTGATAGAGTAGTAATCGTTGTTAGTTTGGTTTATTGTTTGATCTGTGCAAAATACCTTATCCTTGTATATTACTGCACTTCCGTTCTTAACTTCTAAAATGTAAAAATCGCCCTCTGTTAGTGTACCGAAAACCGCATCAAAACTCATATAGTTTTTATCAGTAGTTGCAGTTGGTGTTACACTTACATTTGCGCCTGTGCTTTCACTTGTTAATTTTACAGTAATTGCACCCTCAATATATTGTCTTGGTATTATCTTAAAGGTCTTATTACCGCTTGTAGTTATTAGCTTCATATTAATATATAAACAAAACTAATTTATTTTGTATTGTGTAGGCATAAAAAAAGGGCTACCTAAAAAGATAACCCTTAAATTTAAAACCCTAAATTGTTATGCAGTTGGGTCAATCTGTGTTGCAGAAGCATCATCAGTAATAACAGTAGATGTTACAAAATAAGGTGGCGCAGTTTCCTGTGCAACCGCTGTAATTGTATATCCTGTTAAATCTCCCATAGCTGCACCTGTAACGATAGTTCCACCGTTTACATCAGCACCGTGTTCTAAGCCCATAAGAAAATAGTTTCCGTTATAGTCCTCGATAGCAATGTGCGGTCTTGCGTGTGCAATTAGTTTTAGTTCTTCTTGTGTCGCTTTGTCTTGGAATGTCAAAGTTAAGTTAAGTGTACTCTCATAGAAAGTTGTACCATTTTCTCTTGAAGAATTGATAGCAGTTTCTAAAGAAGAATTACCCTTAACATCAAATTGAAACCAAGTAGGCGTACCTGCTAATGCAGTAATCTCGCCACTTGCAATAGTAGCTGCACCCAACGTTCCATAATCAGCAAAGTAAATAGTTTTAATACCACCTACTGCCGATTTGCAAGGTACTTTTCTTCCTGTAGTTAATGAACAAGCCATATTTTAAAATGTTTTTAAATAAAAAAGGGTAGGGCAATCCCCCACCCCTTTCTACGTTAGTTAGTTAATTTATTAGTTTGCAGAGTTTGTGATACCATAAGTAACAATATCCCCTACTTGAGCATACTGCACACCTGCTGTAAATCGCATTACAACTCTTACATTCATACTTCCGTCAATTTCGGCTTGGTCAATCACGCGCACGACATTCATATCATTGAGTAAACCTGTGCCAAAAAACAAGTTAGATTTTTCAGCAGCGATAGCGGTGTTGTCAGCTAAACCTGCGGTTGGGAAAATCTTAACTCCATCAAAGAATAAATCGCCAAGTACTTGGTTGTTACCTTTGTTGTCATATCCATTAGCACCAACTCCAGAAGCACCAAATCCGCCTAAAGCACGAACATAAGCACGGTAAATGTTTTGTGCAACATAAATATGTAAATCTTCCTTACCATAAACAGCAGATGGAATTGCGTCTACAATCAAACCAAGCTGTGCTACTACGTTTGAAGCATCTACAGTAGTTCCTGCAATTTCGTTAGCAGCAGGTAGGTCGGCATCTACAGAAAGTAGTGTAGAAAATCCATCAAATTGCCCAGAAGTTCCTGTGTCCCCAGACCAAATGTTTCTTTCTGTACGGTCAGCTACTTTTGCAGCAACGTGAGCCAATACAAAATCAGAGAAGTTTGCAGGTAGGTTATCGAAAGCACTAAAGCCCATTTGAGCAGCTTCCCAATCGCTATGCAAATCTTTTTTACAAATGTCAAGGTTTACTTGAAATTCCTCTGGTTGTAGGATTTTTTCAGTTAAAGTTAAAGTACCCTGTCCTGTTTGAAAATCACAAGTAGCGTCCTTAACGATAGCATCAGTAGACGCCTTTTTAAGTACAGACTTAAATTTTACATTAGGCATTACAGTAATACCGCCTTTGTCTAATGTGTCCGCAGACAATAAAGCAGCAGCGATATACTTGCCACTAAATTCCCCTGCATAAGTTGAAGTAATTGATACACTCATTTTATTTTAGTTTTTAGTTGTTTATTAATTAAATTTTGCCATTACTCTATCCAATGTACTCATTCTTCTGTTTTGTGAGATATTGAATTTAGATAGGTTTTGTTTTGTTTCTGGGTTAGCTTGAATTGGCTCGGCAGCAGGTTGTTTAAGTTCTTCCTGTACTTCTTCTGGCACTTCGCTTAGTTCCACTTTGTCGTGTTTGCAAAGTTCCTCTGTCATTAGGTTGCCTAATTCGTCTGCGCTTAAATCCTCTTTTGGCTCTAACATTGCTTTAATTTCTTCAAGCATTGATTTAACCTCAGCTAATTCTTCTTTAGTAGCATAAACCTCTTTTTCTTCCAATTCCACATCTTCTGATGCTTCTACTTCTTCGGTTTCTTCTTCTTCCGCTTCTTCGGTTTTAATCTCCGCGATCAAACCTTCTTCAGCTACTACTAAAATACGTCCGTCCTCTAATTGGTATTCGCCAACAGGAACAGCTACTTTTTCATCTTCAGTAACAATAAATACTTCATTGCCACTCTCAAACGCTTCTGCTTCTAAAACAGTTCCGTTTTCTAACGCTTGTTGTTCTAACTTAACTTCTTCGCTAAGGTTTAGAACTTCTTTGATTTTACTAATCATATCGTTCGTGTTCATATTAATATATAATGGTTAAAAATTAATTTTGTATTTTGTTATGCTTTTTTCTGAATTATAAACCACTCGCTTCCATCACTCCAAACATATATACCCTCGTATTCCTTATTAATCTCATAGTGGTTTGTTGAGCCATCTAATGTATCGCCACCGCTTGGTGTTAAATAAACCCTTGTGTTTGTGTTAAAACCACCATTAGAAATAAATCTAATTGCTCTATTTGTGTTGTCTGATGCGCTTGGCAAGTTTAAAGTCATATTTCCTGCACCACCACTCCAAGTCAATTTAACGAGTTTAATATTAGCATACTGACTATCCGAAAGGTTTACAGTTTGTCCACTTGATACAGTTATGTGTGTAGGTACTAAATAATTTATAATATCGTTTACTGTACCTTTTTTAGTAATATCACTTTGTACAAATACTAAATTTTCTGTACCATCTAAAGCGATTGTATTGTCTAATTGTGTAATTTTTTTATCTGACATTATAAAATAATTTTACTGTTATTCTCTTGTAATATATAACTTGTGTTTTCTTGTAACAAGTAATTAAATTGCTTTGTTGTCGTGCCTATGCCTTGCGCCCTTAAACTACCATCACAACATTTAATAGAGTAGGTGTTATCCTCACATAAACAAGCCCTGCGCCCTCCTTTTGGACTTGTTCTACTTGGTGTAAAAAACTTTCTAAATCTCATTTACCTTGTCCTCTATTTAGTTTCTTATAGTTCTTACTTGACTTTAATTGACTTGTTTTGCTTTTAGCGTGTATACCTTTACGTCTTACTCTTTTGCGTTCTATTTTTACCGCTACCTTACGCATCTAATTCTTTTAATTTACTATTAGCCCAACGTAAACCTGCCTTACCACCCCATAGTAAATAAGAGATAGTACCACAAGCAGTCGTATCGTTTTCATCGTAATACTCCTCTGCTCTTGACAAATAAGAGTACATACGTTTTATAGTTTCTTTGCTAATAGGTTTGCCTTGTGCTAATTGTTGCGCCCTTATCTTACCTACTTGTGTAGCACATTTGTTGTTTACCTTTTCGTTAAGTTCTAAACCTCGCTTTGCGTTGTTCTTTACGCCACTTGGATAGTCTGAATAGCTTTCGAGTATCATTTTCTTACCACCCTTTACTCGTTTATCGTTTTTTATAATGGCTCGTATCTCACTCAATAAATACTCGGCTTCTTCTTCTTCAATTTGCGAAAGTTCTTTTTGTTTCTGCTCATCAGTCATAAAATCGCCCAATGTTTTGTCTTTAGGGCGTTCCATCTTATCAGCAAAATACCCCTCAATACTAAACCCCTTAACCTTACCTGTCTTTACAAACTCATTCCAAATATTATCATTATTGACCTTAACACTTCCTACCCACGTTCCTAATGGTAGATCCATTCCGTACTTTACCGATTTGTCGTGTACCTTGTCCTCTACTATCCAACTCTCAACTAATGATAGTCCGTTTATTTCGTATTGGTGTTCTAAGGTTGAGTTGTTTTGTTTACCTTGCATAAGGTACATTTGCGATGCTTTTAAGACCGTATCTTTTGAGAAATATATATAGTATTCGTCCTCGCCATTACGTCTGTATATGGGCTTATTAGGTATTAATAACGCACCCATTAAAATACGCTTTTCTTTGTCTACCTCTGCAAGTTTAAATTCTTGGCTTTTTAGGGCTATAAAATCTTCTTCTATTGCAGGGTTTTCCACTACGCTAATAGCTTCAATACCTATTTCTTGTTCTTCGTCTAAAATTAGTTCTACTATTCGCATATTATTATATAAGTGTTTTTATTATTTTTTGTATTTATAGGGTCGCACCCTCAACAATGTTGTTTTCTAAACTCTGTGCAGTTGTTACATCATTCGCTACAACATAAGCTTGTACTGGCTCTTGTGTTTGTCCTGCTACCGCTTCCGCTAATTGGCTTGTTTCTGTTGCACCTACAATATTAAATTGTGGTGGTTGTGTTTCAGCTGAAGCACCACCGCCTAAACCACCTACACTTGCACCACCTCCACCACCGCCACCTAAACCAGCTACCGCTTGTGCAGCAATAGTTGCAATAGAAGTAGCAGCGGTTAGTTTAGTAGAGAGTATGCCTTTAGCAGTTGCAGCGGCTTGAATAACGTAAGCTGGATTTGGTACAACCCCAATGACCGCTGGAGTTGCAGCTAAATTTGCTTTTGCTGCTGCGATTGCTTTTGCAGCGTTTGAAATAACTTGCGCTATTGCTAAACCTTTTTCTACAACTAATAATGTTTTAGCCACTGCTTTAGATTTTCCTGCTAAAGTTCCAATAACTTGTAAGCCCCCTCTTATTGCATTAGCTTTTGCTTGTTCTAAATTTTGTTGAGCTTCTGCTATTTGTTGGTTTAATAGTTTTTGTTCCTCAAGCGCTTTCTTATCTCTTTCTTTTTTCTCTAAAGCTGCTTTATCTTCTCTCTCCTTGTTTTCTGCTGCTATCTTATCCGCCCTCTCTTTATCCTCTGCTGCCTTTTGGTCTGCAATAGCTTTTAACGATGCAGCTTCTTCAGCTTTGAACGCTATAATCTGTGACGTTACCTCTTTCTGTTTTGTTAGCTTTGCAGTTTCTAATTGTATAAGTTGAGCTTCAAGTTCTGCTTCTTTTTGTTTATCCTCTTTTCTTGATTTACCAAGAGCGTTTTCAGCTTGTTGTGCCTCAAGTCTTTTTTGTGCTGCTTCTATTTCTTGGTTTGTAATTTTTTCCTCTAAATCTGCTGCTTCTTGAAGAAACTTAATTCTTTCTTGAACAGAAAACTTTTCTTTATTAACAGATTTTTCTAACAAGGTAGCTCTATCTCTGTCAGCTTTAGCCCTATCAACTATTAATTTTCTGTCAAGTCTATCTGCTTCAGCTCTTAAATCTGCAATCTTTGCTGCATTGGCAGCGTCTTTAGTAACCTCTTTGCTAAATTCTTTAACTGCGTTTGTTGCTTTGTCTATACTATTTTCAACACCTGTAAAGCTATCTACAAAACTACTACCTGCCTTTTTTGCATCGTCTAAAGCTGCTTTAAATTCGCCACTAAATACATTTTTTATTGCACTACCTAAAAAACCTACAGTGTCTAATATTGCCTTAAATCTATTTGTTATATTTTCAACTAACAGATTTTTAAAGTTTATAAGGGCTTGTTTAGGGTTTTCAAATACAGATATTATACCCTCGCCTAAATCAGCTAATAGGTCTAATAAGTTTCCTGTAACACTTCCAATTACGCCCAGAATTTTAGCAAATTTGTTTTGTCCTTCTTCGCTTCGTGTAAACGCTTGTGTTAAAGACGTTATAGCGATTATAAGCGCACCAATTCCTGTGGCTATAATTGCACCCCTCAAAGTTTTAAAACTTGCTATAACACCACCTAAACCGCCTTTTAATGCTTTGAATTTACTAACTGCACCGCCTGTGGCTTTGTCTACTGTATTGCCCATTTGTTGAGTAGACTTGCTTGTTTCTTTAACCTCTTTGTTTGTTTCTTTTAAACTTTCGGTTAGTTTATCTATGCCACCTGCTGCCTTTACTGCATCAACATCAATTACTATTTTCTTTTCTATTGCCATTTTATTTCTCGTTTAAGTGCTTTGTAACCCTCTTTTAGTGTTGTAGGTAGTTTGTGTTTACCCTGTGCTATGCGGATATTTTCCGTTTCGCCATTAACGTATTTTAAGCTGTCTAAAATTAATCTTATCATTATTCTAATATTATTGTATCGCCAACCTCTGTTATTAATGTATCTCCATCTTCTGCAAGTGCAACAGGTGGTGGCAATGTTGTTACAGTTATGCCTGTGTCAAATGAATATAAATCCGTACCACTTACATTGTATTTTGCTCTAACCGATATATCATAAGTTGTATCTGGCTCTAAAGGTGTTACTTTTATACCTGTGCCTACGGTTGTAACAAAAAAACCACCATTAACATAAACATCATATCCTGTTGCACCACTAACACTATCCCAAGTTATATCTATTGAAGTAGTGCCTATTGCTATTGTTTGTAGGTTTGCAACTCTATCTAAATACGCAAATTGATTATTAGCTAATTGACTTGCAAACTCTGGTTTATTGTATAATTCTAACTGTGATTTGTTGGTTAATAGGTTTGTTTTTATGCTGTTAATTCTAAATACAGTATTGGCGATTATAAGTTGGTCGTTTAGCTTTAGTTGTGTTATTATGCTCAAAGGCAAATATGCGTCCACTTTCAACATTCTACTTTTTCTGTCAAAAACTGTTTGCACATAATCTAAATAGTTCGCTTCAAATAGATTTGAACTTGTTGCAGATATTGGAAGTTCGCCTAACCACTCATCAGCTTCTAAACCAAAATTTAACTGCATTCGTGTATTCCAACCCCAATTAAACGTACTCATATTTGATGGTCTACGATAATAAGTTGGTGTAGTTCCGTCTATTGTTAGTTCGCTATTTGTATTGGCTTCATAATGTATACAAAACAATAATGGTGCGCCTATTGTTGGATCATATTTCTTATCTAAAAATGCGCCTTGACCTATATATGTTTGTGCGCCTGTATCTTCGTTGCTTAAACGTTCATACATCATTTTTTCAAAAGGTACTTCTACTTTGTAAACGCTTCCATCAAACTCTGCACCATTCTCTGGGTAATTTTCTTGCGAAAACGGTATGCCTTGTATTTCGTCTGAATACTGTACTAAAAATGTTTTTTTGCTTTTAAATTTAAATTCCATTTCTCTGTGTGGAAATATCCTTTCTACATTTGAAGTAGACATATCTACATATTTAGTAATATCATAAGGCGTTCCTGTTCCACTACTGCCACTTCTCATAAAAACACTTGATAATTCTACTTCAATATTATCGCCATCTTTATAAACAACACAATTAAACATTTTAAACAAGCCACTTAGAAAGTCCATTACCTTCATTTCTGGCATTTGCTTTCTTATGATAAAATCATTTTGTACATTAGGGCTATCAACATCATATACCGCTGTCCATTGTATACCACCAAAGGGATTAATCCTTTTTGTAATTTCTAACCTTTGGGTCATCGTTATGTTGTTCTCTGCCTCTACTTCCAATGTAATATCAAAAGGGTAATTTTGGTCACTACCTATATAATCAGTTTCTACTGAAACAGTACCACTTGATGCACTAAAGGTTTCGTTTGCATAAGTGTAATTATTAAAAGAATTAATTATCCTTACAGTAAAATCTTGCGTTGTTGAAGTTGTTACAGATGCTTTTATTTTATATTGATTAACACCAGCTGGTGGCTGCCAAAACAAAGTTCTTACATCTTGTGTCACGCCACTACTTAATCCTGCATTAAACGTAAAATTATTAGGAACATCATCAATATTTCTAAATCTATTGCTTGAAATTCTTGTACCCCCACCCTCTTGAGCGTTTGTTATATACCCCTCGTTTTTATGCAACCACATATATACGTTACTAAACGGCTCTGAATTAAAAAACCCTGTTAAATTTATTTGAGGATAAGTGTTGTTAATTGCGTCAATAATTGCTCTACATCTTATTGCAGGTTTTAAATCAACCCAACTTAGTTGAGTGTCTGTTATATTATCCTTATATCCTGCGTTTGTATAACGCATATTTTTAGTGTGGTGGATATTAGGCACAAGTATATCTGTACTCCCATAAGTAGAAGTAATTGAGCCATCACTGGCGGTAAAAAAGTTAGTTATGTTAGTTTGAGTGTAATCAAAATTTAACGAACTTGGATAATTAAGACCAGACAATTTCGTATCGCCCAAAACCTCTTTAAGTTCCACTGCATCGCCATAAAACACCACTTTATAAGCGTGTGCCTTATTGTCTTTTAATGATACGCTTTGGAATTGTATTTGTCCTTTTTTGTAATCTATTCCGTTCAGCTTTATTATAGCATCGTGTCTGTACCTTGCATCAAAGCTGTTTTCTATATTAAAGTTTTCGTAGTGTCTAAATAGTTTATTGTTTAGCTTAGAAGCAGGAAGATTAAATTGTTGGCTAAAAGGCGTGAACACTTTTTTAATGTCTTTTATATTTAAAACACTATCAGTTATTACAACGCTTTCATCTTCAAATAAATCTGCTCTGAAATAATCGCTTTCAATTCTGTATATGTCTGCACTTGGGAATATATCAGCAGAAATACTTAGTTGGGTATCACTATCAATAGCGGTAATTTTTACCGTTTCTTGTGTTCTAAGGTTTGTAACAATATCGCCTACCTCAACAATCTCGGTAAATTCTGCTTGACTGTCTATAAGTTTATTTGTCGCAAAACTCTTAGCTGAGCCATTAATTCTTTTATAACCTTTTATGTAAAGTTCTATTATCTGCATTAACGTATGTTGTTTATCGTGTCAAACGCAAAATCTATTTGTATTGTGTAGTTTATTAGCTTGTCGTTTAAGTGTGTTTTGTAATTTAAACTGCTACTTGCTACATTTATAGGAAGTGTCTTGTTTTCTATTTCTATCCAACAATCTTCACTTAATTGCATTTGTTTAAATACCTCATTATAAACCTCTGGATAAAATCCTGTGTTCAACGTCAGTTTTTCAGTTCCGTTTTTAGTTAATATTTTTTGTTGGTGTCTACTTGTGTCATAAGCACCATTAACAATTATATTACGCTTAAAATCTTCCTTTTTAGTTGTTAGCACCTCGTTTGTTCTTTTGAAAAACCACAGATCTTGTAATGCACCGAACTTATTTACAAACGTTACTTTATAAGGTTGGTATTTACATTCCTCTATATTATCTACAGTTAGTTTAATAACACCATCAGTAGTATCTACATAAATCGTGTCAAAGTCAAATAAAGTAAAATCATTAGCAAACTGCTCTAAACAAGTGCTACCCTCAAACGTACCACCATCTTGTATTACTCTGTTTTCAAATTCATCAGAGCCATTTATAGTGTTTGTAACGTACTCAACTTGCGTTGTG